ACCCCTGTAGATCAATCAAGTGTTGCATCCCTGGACGGACCCAACCAGCTGCGGCGCTCGAGGGTGCAAGTTGATGCCTACGCCCAAACGCTGGTCGCTTGCGAGCAATTACAAGACCAGGTTCTCTCGGCCTTGCTGGACAGTATCAAAACGGTGGCCGATGTACGCATGGGTCTTACCGATTTCGATGATGAAGCCGGTACCTACCGGGTATCCGTGGACTTCACCTACTACCGGTCACGGTAGGTAGATTTTTTAATTTTTTTCATGGAGGCCTTCTATGCCTAGTACTGCCATCACCGCGCAGGGCATCGCCATTGCCCGGTTTGGAGCCACAACCTTTGAGACCATCCCCAACGTAGTCTCCTTTCAGGGACCTGGGGGACAGGCTTCTGTTATTGACGTCACCAACCTTGCCTCAACGGCCAAAGAAAAGAGAGTCGGTCTTCGCGATGAAGGCCAACTCTCGCTGAGCCTGCACTTCAATCCTGACGACACGGTCCATCAGGGCCTTCGTACCGATCGAGCCAACCGCGTGCGCCGCCAGTTCAAGATCACCTTCACCGACACCACACCTGCTGCTATATGGACTTTCTACGGCTACGTTACACAGTTCAGTGTTCAAGGTGGTGTGGATGCCGTGGTTGAGGCGAGCGTCACTATCGAAATCGACGGCGACATCACAGAGGCATGAAGACTATGAATATCCTTACAAAAGAGGCCATCCTAGCGGCCGATGATCTGCCGCGCGAAACCGTCCTTGTGCCTGAATGGGGTGGTGATGTCTATGTCCGCACCATGAGTGGCACCGACCGCGATGCCTTTGAGAGCAGCCTGATTGCGCGCGATGGTGCAAAGGAAGGTCGCATGGAAAACGTTCGAGCCAGGCTTGTTGCGTTGACCCTGTGCGACACAAGCGGAACGCGGCTGTTTGAGGAAGGTGACATCGCCGCTCTTGGCCGCAAAAGTGCACGCGCGCTGGACCGGGTGTTTTCGGTAGCCCAGCGTCTCAACGGTATCGGCATCGAGCAGGCTGAAACAGCAAAAAAGGACTAAAGGCCAATCCCACTCGTCGCTTCGCTTTTCGCTTGGCGCTTGCGCTGGGCATGCCGGTTCGTGAGCTATTGCAGCGGATCGGATCAGACGAGATAACCGAGTGGATGGCCTTCTACAAACTGGAGCCTTTTGGCGACATGCGTGCTGATCTGAGAAGTGGTGTGATTGCGTCGACCTTTGCCAACGCCAACCGTACCAAGCACGCACGTCCTTTTACGCCTGAAGATTTCATGCCATTTGTCGATCGACCCGAGCCGGTTGTCGAGGCCCGTAAGGATGCCGCCCTTTTAAACGTCGCCCGTTTTAAGTCAATGTTTGCTCACAGGGTCAAAAAGCATGGCTGATTTAGGCTCACTTGTCGTCAAGCTTTCGGCGGAAACCTCTGAGTTTCGTGCCGATCTCGGCCGGACGGCGCGACTTTTAAATCGACATGCCAATGACATGAAGACCTCGCTACAGCAGGTCTCATCCATTGCCAGGACAACCTTTGCGGTAGCGATCGGTGCGACTTCGGTTGCAGCCTTGAGAGCCTTTGTCAGCCAGTCCATTGAGGCCGCTGCTGCGCTTCAGGGACTTTCGGAGCAGACAGGTGCAAGTGCTGTGGCCCTTTCAGGCTTTGCACCCGTGGCCACCATATCAGGAACAGCGATCGAGGCAATCGGCGCTAACCTGGCCAAACTCTCCAAAGGTTTAGCCGCAGTGGATGATGAGACTGCTGGGGCAACGAAGGCGCTTCAGTTTTTAGGTGTTCGCGCCAAAGATGCCATTGGGAATCTTCGTGATCCAGCAGAGGTCATGAACGATGTCGCGCTCAAGTTGGCAGCGTTTGAAGACGGCGCAGGCAAAACCGCAATTGCAATGGAGCTCTTTGGGAAGTCGGGTGCCACCATGCTCCCGTTCCTTAAAGATTTGGCGGAAAACCAAGACCTGAACATTCGCTTGACTGCTACGCAAATTAAGGAAGCAGACAACGCCTCTAAGGCCATGAGCCGCATGCGAGCAGAGTCGAATTTCGTTGCTCAGACATTGGTCACATCGGCTATTCCCTCGATGTCCGCTTTGGCACAAGAGCTCAAGCGTGTTGTGCTGGGGACGGATAACGCAGTGGAGGGAATTCAGCGCATGCGCGCTGAAGGTACGCTGACCAACTGGGCAGAGACAACGGCTCATGCGGTTGCTGTTGTGATTGATGCACTTAGGGGTGTTGGCCACACGATCAAATCGGTCATTGGAAGCTTCTCTGGCGTTTGGGCAGATATTGAGCTGGCTGGAACGTTCTTGGCTGGGGGCGCAGGGCTCAATCCGTTTTCGGATGAAAACCGCTCACGCTTGCAGGCAGCGCTGGAGAAGCGAAATGCCATCGTGGCGCAGTCCAACCAGAACTATGTCGATCTGTGGGACATGCCGCTTTTGGCAGATGCCGTCACCAAGCGGTTTGAAGAGATCCGCAAAGGCACTGAGGCTTCAAATTCCGCGACACAAGCAGCCACGCAGGCAGCCACTCCAAGAAAGCGGTTGAACTACAGCACGGCGACTGGTGCTGTCACGGCCAATGCAATGGCCGGAATGGACAGCGAGATTAAGCGTCTGCAAGGCCAGGTAGATGTCGAAAGCGCCATCCTCAAGGACAGGCAACGGGTCATCGACCTCTACGAAAGTCAGGGCTACCTGAGTTTCAAAGAAGTAACCCTGGCTCGACTGGCGGCTCAGGAGGATTTCACCGAAAAGCTTCGCGCGCTGTCTGCAGATGAAGAGGCGATCTTGCGAAGCGGCCTAGAGACAGTCGCCAAGACCACGCAGGACAAACTCAAGCTTCAAGATCGCTTGGCAGACATCACCCTCAAGCGACAAAGACTTGAGCGTGACGCGCAGCAGTCCAATTTGGAGCGCCAGATTCGCTTGCCCGGCGAGTCGATGAAGGAGTTGCAAGAGCAAGCAACCCGAGGGCTGAGCGAGCTCCGCTTCGTTGAAGAGCAGATCAAAACGCTGCGTGAGACGGGCGCGACCAGTGAACTGAGGTCATTGCAGCAGCTGGCAACCGCACGTCAAGAAAGCGGTCTTCAACTTGCCACCCTTGCAAGGCAAGCGCGTGAACTGGCTGATGCCGCTCCTGGGAACGAAAAACTTGCAGATGTTTTTACAAGGATTGAAGAGGCGGCGCGTCAGGCCGCAGATGGTGCATCGCTTTTGACTCTGCGCGTCAAGGAGATGTCTGATCCCGAGGCGGGCTTTGCGAAAGGACTTCGCTCCGTTGCACAAGAGGCTGAGCAAATCGGCAAGCAAATGGAGTCCGCCACCACCCGTGCATTTAACGGCATGACCGATGCATTGGTGAATTTTGTGATGACCGGGAAGCTTGATTTCAGGACCTTGGCCAACGCCATCATTTCGGACTTGATCAGGATTCAAATTCAGCGGGCAATCACACTGCCGCTGGCCAACGCCATGGCTGGCGTCTTTGGTTTTGCGAGCGGCGGTGTCATGACTTCCGCAGGCCCCACCGCATTGCGCAGCTATGCCAGCGGCGGTATCGCCAACTCACCCCAGTTAGCCCTTTTTGGGGAGGGCTCTCGCCCAGAAGCCTATGTACCGCTGCCTGATGGTCGATCAATTCCCGTGACCATGAGTGGTGTGTGGGGGAGCGGTGGCGCCGGGGGGGATGTCTTCAACATCTCCGTTAGTTTGACGGACTCAGGTGCATCTAGCCGTGGCGATGACCCAGGTGGGCGCGATTTGGGACGAGCGATTGCGAGTGCAGTGCGCCAAGAACTCCTTGCGCAAAAACGTGCGGGTGGTCTTCTTGATGGACGCAGGGGAATATAAATGGTCACCTTCACCCGGACCTTCACCTGGACCTTCACCTGGACCCCTTCCGTTGGTGCCAATTTGTCAATGCGTCCCACCGTGCGCCGAGTCTCCTTTGGCGACGGCTATGAGCAACGCCTGACTTTTGGGATCAATACGCAGCCGCAGGTGTGGTCTCTGGAGTTTCGCGGGCGCACCACCACTGAGGCCGCAGCGATTGACAATTTTCTTCGAGCCCGTGGCGCTGTCCAAGCTTTTGACTGGGCACCACCTGGTGGACTGCCTGCCAAGTTCGTCTGTGATGAATGGAGTCGCTCGGTGGACGAGCCCAACGTTGAGTCCATACGGGTAACGTTTAAGCAGGTATTTGATCTCTCATGACCAGTGTTGCCATCACTTCAGAAATCCAAAAGCTCGCGCCAAGTAGCGTGGTCGAGCTGTTCGTTTTGGATCTCGCGCTCTTTGGACAGGGGCCAGTGCGTTTTCATGCAGGTACCAATGCGCTGCAGCAACGCGTGGTCTGGCAGGGAAACGCCTACGAGGCTTTTCCAATCGAGGTCGAGGGGTTCGAGTTCAGCGGCAATGGTCAGGTGCCAAGGCCGCGTTTGCGCGTGGCGAACGTCACCGGTGTGATGACGGCGCTTGTGCTCACCTATCAGGACTTGGTCGGTGCCAAGATCACACGCAAGCGCACGCTTGCGAAATACCTGGACGCAGTTAACTTTCCCGGTGGATCAAACCCAACTGCTGATCCTTTGGCGGAATTTGCCGACGATATTTACTACGTGGACCGAAAGTCGCGTGAGACAAGAGACGTTGTGGAGTTCGAGCTCGCCGCGTCCTTTGATCTTGAAGGCGTGACTTTGCCGCGCAGGCAGATTGTTCAGAACGTATGTCCCTGGCGTTACCGTGGAG